GGAATACTGCATTGAGACCCTTCGCGGAGTAATTTAGATTTTCTTCCAGTACCGTAAAGTTTAGGCTTTCATGCCCACACTGGGCGATAAACATTGCAATGCGCTGTGGCGTGTTGATCTGGTACTTGGCAAGAATATCTTTGAGAGGCTGCTCCCACGCCTGCCACTCTTTGTTGCCATGAAGTAGCTGCTTAATTTGCCCCGACGATAATATCATTTCTGTCCTGCGTATTTACTGATTGCCCGATTTCCGAACCAGAATGCTAAAACTGCGCTCATAAGCCCAGCGGTTTCTTGATCCCACATAAGCTCAACAGCCTCTGTCCACTCTCCACCAGACTGCCCGACCTTAACCATAATGACCACTTTGGTGGCTACGAACAGTCCGAAAAAGGCATAAGTAATAACAGGACGAACACTACCCCTGAGAGCGTTGATAAAGCCTCCAGCGTCAATAGATCGGTCATGTGCGTACAGCCCCTTTGTTTCTTCGATGTCTGCCTTTTTGTCTAGCTCGACCAGCTTCATCTCAGATCGTTTTTGGGCAAGCTCTGTCTCAATTTGCATCATTTCGATGCGGTGCTTCTGCTGTTGATTGGCCTTGAAGTAATCAAGCACTGACGGCAAGAAAGATGATCCGAAGCCCAGTAGACTTCCCAGAAGCGCCATCATGTCTTTTCTCCATTAATGAAGATGCCAAAGCAACCAGTCAACGCGCCCATACAGACGCTGACCAGCCCCGCTTGGGCATTTGTGACTTGATCGGGAGGGATAGACATAAACCAGTGAACACTTTGATACGTTAGCACCGTGACAGCCAACATCATCAAACGGGGTAATATTTTTAATTTGTCAAAAGTCTCTGGCGTCATATTCATTTCATCACCCCATTTTTGTGAGAACCGCCACCAGCATTAAAATGATAGCACCGCTGGCTCCGATTAATATTGCCTCTAATCGCTTGACCCGGTTGAAGGTTTCCTTGAATTGAATCTTCACTTCGGTCGAAAGGGCAATCATATCCTTCTCCAGTGTATCTATGCGCTGATGTGCGCTGCTGACGGTTCGTTTATCCATTATTAAGCGGCCTCTTCTGCTGGTGTCTCCAATGATTTTGTCAATAGGCTCATAAATGCCTGCTTGCCAATTTGAAGCTGATCCAGATTAAACTGGGTAGACCCAATCTTGCGATCCAAGTCAGTAACGTGATTAACAAAAACTTTTTGTTGGTCTGTCAGTTGGTCTTCGGTGTAGTCAGTGCCGTTGATCGAAATGGTTTTTGTTTTTTTCTCAGCCATTGTGATCTCCTTTCGGGGTTGGGGTCATGCGTTTTCTAGTGCGGTCAGGCGCGTCTCAATAGATGCAAAGCGTTGCTCATTATATGCGGCTAGAAATGACAACAACTCAGGGTAACGGACGCCCAAACGTGTCCTTGATGTTGCACCCTCTGGGGCTTCTGATTCAGTGTAATATGTATCTGTGCGGGTGTAAGCATCGGCAGCTTCAACAGCTTCTGTTATTAATCTCTGCTCTGTGCGTTCTTCTTGAGCCTCAACTAAAACATTGCCTTCTTCGTCTAACTCTTCTTCAATTGCTGCAATAACAACATCTTCATATACTGCATCAGCAGCTTCTACTGCTGGTACTTCTGTTTGTGTTTCCCACCATGTGCTTGAGATGAACAATGCGTAGTCACCAGCATCTAAGCTTTCTGCTGTGAATGCAGCTTGTACATCTTGAGCTATAATGCCTGAGTGCGTTCTTGCATTTTCACCCTTGGCTGCGACTTTGTCTTTCCATCTGAATGTCTTGAACAATGCAGATATGCGCTTTGCCACAAGCATTTCGGCTGAAGTAAGTGCGGCTATGTCTTGCTTTTCATTGCGGTCAGAGGTTTGAATGGTGCCGTTGGTGGCGAAAACGTCATCGTACCTATGGGAGCCGCTGCCCAAGTCAATGGTGTTGTCTGTCCTACCTGAAGCATTTGCGGGGAGAAATGCTGCCGTATCAAGATAAATAGCAGCCGCTGCACCACCATATTGTACTGTGCTGTTGAAAGTTTTAATAGTCCCCACAGCAGTGCCGTCTTTGTAGAAGTTGGCGATTTCACCATCCGAACCAGTGCGTCCAAGATATAGGGGCGTACCTGCACGAGTAATAAACGCCTCGCCATTTCCATAGAATGCATGTCCAGCAGTAGTAGTTAGGTTAGATGTACTCGTCTTACCCACAAGCACGGTGCCGCTGTTGTCAATGCGTAAACGCTCTGTGTTATTTGTCTCAATAATTATTGGTTGGTTTTCACGCTGTGTAATCCTTGCCGAATTTTGGTCATTTCCTATTACAAAGCCACCAGTAACTTGTGTTGTATGTGTGTCGTTATTGAAGGCCATAAATGTTTGTGCACCACCGTCTAAACGCAATACATAACCAGCAGTTAAATTCCCAGACGGAACATGACCAATCCCAACATTGCCTGACGAGTCAATACGCAAACGCTCTGTAGTGCCACCAGTTCCTATAATAGTGCTAGTACCATTTGCGCCAAAAAAAGCCCCACCGCTGCTACCACTATCCTTGACGACCAAGTAAGCATTCGCATCACCACTGCTTTCAAATAAAGCAATTGTATCAGTTGTGCCGCTATCTACATGCAGCTTTGCACTAGCGGAACTCGTGCCAATACCAACAAGCCCTGCACTAGAAATACGCAAACGCTCTGTAGTGTTAGTGCTAAAACCAATCGTGTCTGCCGCAGGAAAAAATATGCCTGTGTTAGTATCACCAATATTTGTAACTGAAGGAAGAGATGCTGAACCATCTGTAAATAAGGCTTGTCCAGTACCTGTGACCCTGAATAACTGAGTTGATCCAGTATGTTCGTAAATATGCAGCGGTGAGTCTGTTACTGTTGACCCTGCCTGAATGTAAAGCCCATAAGACCTATCATCTGTTGCTTCTTCGTTTTTAATTATCAAGGAGAATTGATTATCTGCTGCACCATCTGCTGCAATAATAGTAGACGCATCAACACTAGCAAACCCACCGTTGAACACAGTAGCTGCCGTGGTGGTCAGGACGCCTGTCACACCAAGTATGCCACCAATCGACACATCATCCGTAACCGTCAGATCGTCTTGAACCTTGAGGTCAACAACAGACAAAGAGGCAAAGGCGTCAACCATTTTACCGCCAGAACCAGCACCGTCAGAATAGATGGCCTTCGTGTCGCCCGGTGGAATAGTGATCGTTGCTCCAGAGCCTTGCTTTATAATGATGTTCTGAGAACCAGAAGTTGCATTTTCAATAAACCACAACTTGCTGACCGTGTTAGGCGCAATTGTAATTGTACAGGCGCTGTCCAACGTACCAGTGTATTTCAAGAACATTGAACGTCCGGGGTCAGTTGCCCCGTCTGCAATTGTAGTTGTATGCGTGTCAGCGTTTGTCGTGATACCTTCTGTACCAAAAGAAAACGCTTCCGCAATCAGTTCTAGGTTTGTATTTGTGACTGTTCCCCATGATCCCGACTGGTCGCCAGTCGCCATTTCATTTAGGCGTAAGTCGTTTACATAAGTTGAAGCCATTTTAGTCGATCCTTACTATTGCGTTAGAGGCGGTCTGCGCTGGGAAGACGATTTTAAATGTACCGCCTGCAACAGTGAAATCACCACCAAAGTCTAAGATAGCAATTGCCAAATCGCTTTCAGTGTCATTGTAAATCATTGCGCCACGCGCCGTAAATGTTGCTGATGTCCAACTTGGATCATCGCTGTCGAAACATCCGCTAGTGCTATTTGTAATTACAGAGGCGTTTGCCAATGTAACGCCGCCAGTAGTGTATCCACCACCGTTAGCCACTTCATTAATGCCACTTGAGGCATATGCAGTGGTGGCTGCGCCTAGTGACGCTGAACTTGTAAATAGGGCAATTTTGATTGTGTCGCTGTCAAGATCATGCAGCCCAAGCATTACATCTCTTTTAAATTGTGTACACATCGCTTGTGTGATAGCCATTAGATGCCTCCGTTATATTCTGCTGCGTAGTCACGCTGCATTTCTTGTACAAACAAAGCAACCGCTTCGTCAAATTGTGTCTTGTAGAGCGCCAGTGTTTCTGGAGCCTTCAGAAAGGCTGACGCCTCATATAGACACGCAGCTAGTAACACAGTTTCTGCGTTGTCGCCAATCCAGTTATTTGCGTTGGAGCTTGATAAGCCCGTTTCTGGGGCGATGAAGTCTACTTGGTAGGTGTCAGTCGAGTTTGGCGTTGGTGCCAATGTAATGACCACCCCAGCCGCTCCTGCGCTCTTTGTGCTGTACATGCGAGGAGTGCCTTGTGTAGTGGAATTGGGCCAATAGTCACGAACGTATGAATCAATTCTGTGATCCAAATAAGACAATACACTTGAGCTTGTCACCGCAACCTGACGTATCATTCTGGCTGACGCTACTGTATAGTCTGCCGTGCCTGCCACAAGGCTTGCGGATGTTGCCTGCCGATAGCACGGTAGGTTTGGGAGGCGCTGGAAGATCATGCCCTCTGCCTGATCGATTATTGTATCGATAGATGCAACAAGTTCTGTTGAATCGTCTTCCAGAAAGTTTTGAATGTTTGCGACTAAAGTTGTGTAATTCATTTAGTTACCCCATGTCCCTTCTCCCCAGTCGCCAGAACCCCAGAAACTTTCATCTATTGATATGCTTTCGTTACCTACATCACCATCGCCTGCAACGCCAGTTTCAGCTATTGTTAAAATTAGAGCCTCTGCACCTACAGCGCCCGTGCCTGCCACACCAGCCTCATCTATAGACAGCTCTGGCGTTTCAACACCAACAGCACCAGTGCCGCCAACGCCAGCCTCATCAATCGATATGCTTAGAGCCTCTGCACCTACAGCGCCCGTGCCTGCCACACCAGCCTCATCTAGAGATAGTTCTGGCGTTTCAACACCTACAGCACCAGTGCCTGCAACGCCAGTTTCATCAATAGATAGGCTCAAGGCTTCTGTGCCAACAGCACCCGTACCGCCAACACCAGCCTCATCTAGAGATAGTTCTGGCGTTTCAACACCTACTGCGCCCGTACCAGCTACTCCAGCCTCATCAATAGATAGGCTCAAGGCTTCTACGCCGACTGCGCCCGTTCCAGATACACCAGATACGCCCTGAATCCCAATTGTCGTTACAGTGCCAACAGCGCCTGTGCCAGCCGCGCCAGCTTCATTAATTGACATTTCTAGTAATTCTGCGCCCGTTGCACCTGTGCCACCAAGTCCAGATGGGCTAGGTACGCTTTCCATATTAATTGAAACCAAACCAACATTAGCAAATGCAGGGACGCCAACGGGCGGTAAAAGCCTTGGGTCTATTGTCCAGTCCTGTGTAAATCCAATAAAGACCTCAATATTTTCTGGGTCATTATCTGGCCGTGCATTAAATAGTGCGGTAGCATCTACAACATTTTTTCTTGGAGTTAATTGCGGATGTTTAGGCTCATAATCTTCTGGCGATACGCGCAGCCCATCCCACGTGGTTCTGAGTTCTGTGTATTTAACCCGCAGACCACTTATGTCGCTTATTGCTAAAGATTTTTTGCCTGTCGCGTATTTTGGCATTACTCTATACTCACGATGGTTATTCCCACGCCACCCGTCGATGATATTCCGATATTAGGCAATTGATTGCGCGGGGCAAATATATCGTAACTAAAACCAATAAAAACCTCTGCATTCTCTGGGTCGTTATCATATCGCGGGTTCTTCAACACTACTGCATCTACAACATTTTTGACAGGCGTTAGCTGTGGCTGCTTTGGTTCAAAGTCCTCTGGCGATACGCGCAGTCCATCCCAAGTAGTTTTCAGTTGGGTGTAGGGAACCCGAAGGCCACTTATGTCGCTTATTGCTTTGCTTTTCTTTCCTCTTGCATATTTTGCCATTAATATAAATTCAGCGCAGTGGGCTGAACCCTCAAACTTACACCATCATTATCAGAAGACGCCGCAAAATTAAACGATCTTTCGTACATTTCATTTAGGATCGAAAACTTCTCTGTCGCGTATTTTAGCGACAGCTTGCTTGCCAGCCCCGCGCAGATACATTCGCTCCATCGATATGGAATATCGGCGTCCTGATTGGACGCTGTAACGTCCTCAAGCTGATTTATTGACCAATACACCAAGCTGTATGTTGACACGTCAGGTATTTGCCAGATGTACAAAATCGGGGTATATTGCTTGTCCAGCATGTACTGGCTTGGCTTTCCCGAAGATGTTTTGTTTGGCAATTGATTGTAGTCGGATATTGACACACGATTAATTATTTGGTCGGACGTGTCTGTCCCAGAGCTATCGCGGATGACGGCATCCAGAATATCGATAGTGCCAACAGGCAGTGTGTATGGCGTTGTCTGGCCGTTCACTAGCGTCAGCGTATTCTGGGAAAGCGCCCAGTAATTTATGCCTCTGTTTGCCCACTCAGAGAAGAGTAGGTTTAGGCTGCGCCTTGCCGACACAGCCCTATCGCCTGTCTGGGTCTGGGGATCAATGCCACAACGCTCAAATGCTTCGGCAATGATCTCTTCGACATCTGGACGAAACGCTACGGTTCCTGACTGAGCCATGTCCTACCTCTATCAATATTTTTTAACGGCGCGAATAATCACTTGATATGCATCACCAGCCGCTCCAGCCCCAGTTGTTGTAAACTTGATGTCTCCAGTCCCATTAGCTCCGTATGTCGCGCTATTGGGCAAGCCACCAAATTTTTCAAAAGTTTGGTATCCCTGTTGATCTTCGGCCAGATGCAAAACAATAATATCAGTATCTGCGTCTGCCAATACTTCAACCGTCATGCCGTGCAAAATCCACTGGCATTCCAAAATGCGTATACCTGTACAGGTTTCGCCATTTGCATTTGTCGCAAGGGAAGACACGTCTATTTTAGCCACTGCGCTTTCGTTTCCACCATCGACATATTGATATTGAAATGCAAACACACATTCATGTGTGTTGTCGATGATCGTAGTCGATGTTGTAATATCAGCCATATTAATCTCCTAGATTGTAAAGTGGGGGTTGCCCCCCACCAGATTAATTAAGCAATTTGCACATATTCAATAATGAACGTGAACGATCCTGCTGTTGTCGCATCAACGGTATTAGTGATGTTGCAGAAAATAGTTCTTGCGGTGTCTGTATATTGAACAGAAGCTGGGGCTGTTGTGCCATCCTGTGTCTGAAGAACTAATGCAGTTACCGTTACGTTATGTACAACAACGGTTGTACCACCATCCAAAATTTCATCAGTCTGAGCCGCAACAATTTGTGCGCCAGAAGACGATGTGCCAACTTCGTAACCAATATCACCCGTTCCAATAACTGGAGCAACGTCACAAAAAATCTTAATGTCAGTGATGATTGTGTTTGCTGGCTGAGTAAACTCACCAATAGTTGGGCTATCTCCAGCCGTAGTATTTACGGTCACGCCTGTCGCAAAACCAACATGCTTTACATATTTGTCGGTAACAATGCCTGTCGAAGCAATAGTTGCAATGTCTGTATAAGCGCCAGTTGTTGCATTTTTAGAAACTACTTGGAACCCGCCCTCTGAGCGTACTGGTCCTGTGAATGTCGTATTAGCCATGATGATCTCCTGTCGTGGCAAGTGTCAGCCACATTGTGCGGCTGTCAGGGATGCTGGCACAATACAACAGGTCTGTACAAAAAGAAAGGGCCATCCGAAGACAGCCCTTTTTGTAACGCTAACGGCGTTAGTGTTATGTTTTGGATGGGGGCGCGTGGCCCCCGTTGGGTTAATACTGTGGTCGGTATTGTACTTTCTGGACGCTTTGCTTAATGCCCTGCCAGCCTGTCTTTGCAATTGCTACAGCAGTTGCTGCCTGCGCTTTAGTCGCTTTGATTTGCCATTCATCGGCGGCAAACTCAACAGCGGCTTCAAATGCGCGGCCCCAAGAGGCTGTGCCTTCGTAAGATGTCAAAGCTGCTTCGGCTAACGCTTGGATTTCCCATTCACTCATATATGCGTTTTTCATCTGATCTCTCCTCTGTTTCGCTTATGATTGATATAAGGGATACAATCCATAATACAATAGCAGAATACAAATTAGATGCATTTAAATAAAAAAAGGGGCGATCCGAAGACCGCCCCAGTAACCAACAGGAGAAGAAGTTGGGTAATTTATGCTGCGCCTTCGGTTCCGAACACGCCGCGCCAGTCGGTGACGCCAAAACTGTAACGCTCACGCACTTTATAGCGCACGTTGCCAGTTTCAAAGTCGCCTTCCATGCCTTTTTTCATGGCTGAACGCTGGAACATTTTCAGTCCATCAGGTACGTCAGTCTGAACAAAGAACGCATCGGCGTCTGTCAAACGGCGCATAATGTGATAGCCTTGTGGCAGATAGCCACCAGCCTTGATCGCATTAATGTCGTTGTCGGCAGTGCCTGTGCGAAGCTGGCTTTCCAGCAGACGCTCTGCAACAAACTGATACGCAGTTGGGATAATCAATTGAGTACCCTGCGCTGCAATCCGAAGACCACGATCATCTTTCATATCCGAAATTTGGATAAGAATTGACTCAAGTGATGTTTCAGACAAGTCAGCCGCTGTCGAAAGCACGTTGGACTGGTTGCCGTTCTGTGTTGGGTGCGAGGCACTCAACAATACAACGCCATCACCGCCATTAAAGCCAGAGGTTTGTGCGTTGTTCAAGACGTTTGCAGCCTTGATTTCTTTAGTCGAAGCCATCGAACGTGCCAGAGCTTTGGTGTACCGTGACGCCAAGCTACCATACTGACCATCCTCTTCGGCTTCCTCAGTGATTGAGAACGCCAGAGCGATGGTTTCGTGCTGGTAACGCGCAGTCCATTGCTGACCTGCTTGGTCGTAAGATACTGATCCACCTTCAGTTTTTGTTGGCGCTAGGCCAAATCCGCTGAGAAGCAAATCTTCTTCGTAAGCCTTCTGAGAAGTGTTTGATTCAAACACTGCCTCGTACTCTGGTGGGTAACGATCATACTCAAGTCCGAAGAGTGTATTCAGACCCGGCTCTAGAGTTTTCGCAAAACTCGCTCTATTCATTGCCATTTGTCATACCCTCCTTATATACCAGCTACGTTTGTACCAAGAAGATGCTCATTAATGGTCACCTCCATGACAGCATTCGCGCCGAAAGCGTTGTCTGGAGTATCGTGCAGAGCAATGATCTTACAGGTAGCAATACCCGCAGCCATTGTGCCACTCAATTCAAAGCCAGATTGACCAGTTACAGTTGAACCAGCGCCAGCCACAACATCAGCACAGTTACCGATATTTGTTTGGGCAGTAGTTCCAGCAGACTGACACTTGTACACTGTGTACGGGCAGTCATAGACGTATGCTATGATGTCTGTAGCAGCGGTGCCTGACGGCCAATACTCACTGTAAACATATGATCCATCAGATGCGGTGTACGAACACCCATCAAACACACCAATGTTATTTACTTCTGTTGCCGTGTGAGGGGTAAGAGTACCACCCGCAATAATAATAACCAGATCACCTTTGAAGATGTTCTCCGCAAGCTCACTTGCGATGGTATATTTGTTTGTGCGAGGCGCATTACCGCTCATGTGACGAGTTGGGACGAACCCAAATGCGGCGTCTACATTTGCCATTTTTCGCTCCTATAGCGTGAATTAGTCGCTCATGGCAGAAATTCTTCTGCCGCGACTTGTTTCAGACTGTCGATCCTGATGGATCGGTAGCCCATTCTGCCGCCCAAGTGCGTCAAGCTCACCCACAACCGATTCATTCTGCTCATTTGATTTGCCTTGGTAGTACGCCTTCATACTGGCGTGACGTTCCTTTGGCATTTCGCAAAGCAGCATACCCTCAATTCCGATTGATCCTGTCCACTGCCCGTGATTGATCGTCGGAAACAACGAGTCTTTCACACTATCGGCAGAGCGAGGCTCCCATCCTTCACGCATACGCTTGTACACGTTGTCTGGGCTTTCCTTGCCTTGGATGCTTGTGGCGACCCACCGCTGAACGTATCCCGGTCTTGCTTCTGGGGCGTCTAGCAGTGCTGGCGGTTTCCATGCGGCTTCTGGTCGAATCTCCTCGTCTCGCGTGGATGATCGTGTTTGCTCTGCGCGAACATTTCTTTCTTTAGATGACATAATTATTGTTCCCTCTGTTGACGGCGAATTTCGGCTTCATATTTCTTGAGACCACGTTCGTCATTAATACCAAGTTCCCGTGCCATTCTAAGCTGTTCTTGCGTCATACGCACACGATTGCCCTTATAAGCTGAAGACCCGCCTGTAGTTGGGGCGACTGGTGACCTACCTTTTGGTCTTTGCTTCGGACTTGGCCCTGAGTTTAACTCAGGAAATACTTTTTGTAAACGCCCATTGAGTTGCACATAGTAATCATCAGAGTTTTTGTCGAAACCCTCCAGATCAAGTTGCACATCAATGGCACGGGCTGCGGCTGTTTCTCGTTCAAAGCCAGCGGCATTAAACCAGTTATTTTGCTGCCACCAGCCCATAGCCTTTTCGGGTGGTGCCGCCTGTTGGCGCTGCTGTTGAGGCTGCTGACGCTGGCGTTGCTGTTGCTGTTGCCGCCCTTGCTGCTGTGCCTGCGCCACTCGCATGGCCGCTCTCATGTCGGCCATCTGCTCTTGGTAGTTGACTTGCGCGTCTGTGTCGCCCTCCTCCACAGCCCTGTGCAGAGCCGCCTTGGTTTGGACGTATCGGGAATTGAACTGTTGTTCAGCCGACTGCTGTGATCCCTGCTCCAGACGTTCTAGACGTTTTTGAAGTTGAGCATTTTGCTCTTGGATATGACGCGCCTGTATTTCAGCCTCTCTGCGCTGACCTACCAGCTTTTGAATGCGCTTCTGG